GTACAAACAAAAAAAAGATTTACCGACTTGTGCGTCGATGCATGAAGTTCCTCGCGGCGGATAGGGGCCTGCCCCTTAACCCAAAGATACCTGAGGATACACCGTGCGGTAGTATTCGTACTACTTTACGGAGTTTGTATGGTAAATCTCTCACCATTGCGGACGAATTGTCTATTAAGACGAGTCAAAAACTCGAGCCGCAGCCGTGCGACTTCTGCGAACCAGCCGGAGAAGCATACTTGGCAGCATGGGAGAGAAAGGTAAGCCGGGACCAGCCGGTCGACGGGATGAAGCTGAAATTCTTTAAGGAAACTTTGAGAATGAATGTGGACCGTGCCTGGAATGTTGGGGAGTTTGTCCGTGTCCCTAATGGACACGGGAGCCTCAACCATACGCGACGGGAAGGGGGGAACTGGAATGAGGAAGAGTTTGATGAAAGCTGTCGAATTGAGCTAGTCCATAGCTCAGGTAAACCGCGAGTAGTTACGCTTTACTCTGAGTACAACCAGAAAATCCTGCACCCCCTTCACCGTGCTCTTTACCGCAGTCTTAGCAAGTACGGCTGGCTGTTGATGGGACCACCAACGGACGAGATAGTCGGTTCCCTCCTAGGAGGGGACTGGTTGTCGTTCGACTATTCGTCAGCTACTGATTCTATTAAGTCTCAGTACGTGCAGGCGATGATCGACGTCCTCATTGAAAAGAGTGTGGGGCTCACAGAGGAGCAAATTAAATGTATGCGGGTATTAGAAAAAATGAAAATAGGGGATGGTTGGAGCCACACCGGGCAGCCTATGGGTAGCTTGATGTCCTTTCCGATGCTTTGCTTGTTCAACAAAACTCTCGTCGACATGGCCCTGGCCGATTCGCTCGGGATGCTTAGCAAAAAGAGAGTTCATCGCGATGATCTCAAGGTTTACCAGCAACACCGGTGCAAGATTAACGGCGACGACCTCCTAACCAGGGTCCCCTATGGACAAAAGAAAGACTTCGTTGCGTGTATGGCGGTGTGGGGTCGAGAAATCGGCCTCATCGTCAACGAGGAAAAGACAATGAGATCTAGCGTCTACGCTGAGATCAACTCGACCGTCTTTCGAAACGCGCAAGAAGACAAAAAAACCAATCTCAAAATCCTGGGGATTGGCCGTCAAGATGTAGGTGACGCGTTGGAACTTGCCGAGGGTGCGACAACTTCCCTACCTGGCGTCAAGTACGCACTCGAGGCTCTTCAACCAGCCTTGTCCGTGCAGAAAGATAAAAAGGTGAGGAAGCACCCTAGACTTGTGGCGTACCTACGAGGTAACAAACGCCTTCGTGCGGCAGCAACGGCCGTACCGAACGAGGAGGTAAAACAAAAAAACCTCTTCCCGGTTGTCGATCGCCCTGACAATTATGACCTTCTTCCCTGTGAAGAGCGTAGTGTCATCGAAAGGGAGGTCAATCGCTTGCGACCGGTGGCCCTAGCCTGGAAGGAGGACGAAAGAAAGGGTCCTGCCCGAAAGGTAAAGTGGACGTTTGCGGATCCAAGGAGCTTCTCTGCAGTTAGGAAGCAGAGAGGACGTAAGTCCCAGGAAACCATCCTGGAGTGCTTAGATCGCGCATATCGTCAAGATAGGTTAGAGTTGGTAGATAATTCGTGGATCGAAACCCCCGGTCTACTCTCGTCCCCTGAGGATGAGACAAAGGAAAATTTGGGCCGATGTGTAAGACTGTTGGAGGCTCTCAAAGCCTTCCGTTTAGATCGACAGCAGCATCGTCCCGTTGGGGCGGTCACACCCGTGTAATTGGCCTGGTGGCCTTCCTAGCAGTACACGCTAGGTCAAAGAATGTCGATCTTGCGGCTGGG